GGGACGATTATATCATCCCCGTAGATGGCTATTTTCCCCGAGTAATTGAGGACTGTAGCCGAACTCGGACGTATACCATCGTGAATATGCATCGCACTCTGGATTAGCGTGTAAAACACGCAAGCCTCCACGGGAAAGCAACAAGCTGATCCCATAGATGCGAATTTCCAAAGAACGATGTTCTTCCCCGACGGCAAGTCAGCATGCAATGAGCGGCTATCTTGGAGCAACTCCAAAATGCCACTCTTAGCAAAGATACGATTGACAAGGTGCAAGTGAACCCTATCGCTAGCATCTTTGAGATCCAGCGTTGTAAGACGCTGATTCTTGCTGCTGACGTAAGCGAGTCTCTGATTAACACTCTGATCCGTAAAACGGATTGAGCGCTTCGTCAGGCGATGACTCTCGATGGCGTCATACATCAGGTCCTTAACGGCCTGCTGCATATATTGCACATTAGAGGGTTCTATCGCAATGACTCGTGGTGTGGATTGGGTCTTAGGGACAAATACCACCCTTACAGGGGCTTCGTCCTTAAGGTCGACGTAGTCGACTGCACCCTCTCCATAGCCTCCGGTTGATGCGTCTGCTGCAATCCCATAGTTGGGGAAGCAGTGGAGATCGCTGGGGAAGCTAAGCTCCGATCGCTGGTACCACCGACGGACACGATATCGCTCGTTAGAGCGTAAACGATCCGCAGTGACGCCAGGACCATGACGACAAACAAGACTGAGATAATCAGGCTCAGGAAATACCTGAGACCAGACGATCCCAGAGATCTTATCAAGGACATCGTCCTTCCTCTCTACTAGAGGCGTCGCATGTCGGAGTTCACCTTCTACTGCCAAAAAGTTAGATTCCGCGGCCTTTTCACGGGCCTCGGTGCAGGACAGCTTCAACTTCTTGAAGAACCTGCAGATCTGTCGTATGCCAGCAATGGTGTGCGGACATGCGTTTGGCAGTAGCCTACCATCCTTATCAAACACACGTTTGAAGAAACCTCCGAGAAATCGGGGGAGCCTTCCGTGCCTGCTAAAATTATTTGGGCACGTGAACGTCCCTTCTTCCAGGCCTCTTTCGAGAGCATCTGAAAGCGAGGGAAGGGTGATTGTCAGAAATGACAACCCCTCGTGTTTGCAACGATCAGCTAAAGTTTGCTGATCGCGTTCTACGGACAAGTCTAGGTCCATACTCATTTGTGTGAGCATGGCCTTGGCGAGCATGGTCGGTCTTTTCACTATAGCCCTGCTTTCTAGTAAGGTTATAGGACCGTCAATGCTTTCTCCGTCTTGCGACGGTGCTACGTGGTTCGTCCCCCCGACTTCTCGGGGTTAGAATTCACCGACGAGGATCTTGGTGTAGTTGGCCGAAGTCAACCACGCCTTGAGCGCGTCGATCACGTAGCCGATCTCAGTGTCCGAAAACACACCCGACCGGGGTTCGTCCACCACAAGGTAGACGGAAAACCCGGCCTCGGCATTGACTGCCGAGATGGGGTCTGCCGCAATTTTAGTTTGCGTCAGGCGGACTTCGCGCCGAAACCGCTTAGCAGTAGTATTCTGCTTTGTGGTCATCGACGTTTTTCCGTCAGCGGCCGTATACATATTCTCGTTAGCACCTTGCTTGGTGCGCGCGAGAGGAATAGCGACCGCATTAACAGTGACGGACTGAGGATCAGATAGCATTGAAGCTCCAGTTCTTGGTTACGCATGATGAACCTAAGGACAATACAACGCCCTTAGGAGTTATGCAATTATCATAACCTGGACAAACCCAATGCGCCAAGTATAGACAACTGCATGCCGCTCAACCCGTTAGGATTTATTGCGGGGTCAAAAGGATGCCCACGAATACGTCGTTTATCAACGATTTCTCGTGTAGCAGGTAGGGTCAAATTAAGTGGCTGCCCAGAAACTACATCAACCATTTGTGTGGTGACGAGTGTTTGGCAAACGCTTCGTACTTCACGCATAACGTAAAAGTAGTCGGCAGCAAGCCTATCTGCGACGCCGGCCTCGAGGTTTTCGAGGATGTCACCGACGTTGGCAAACCAATCAATTAACCAAGTCCAAGGGATCATGTTGTAAATAACAGAAGGAGAAACGTCGAACCCATAAAGGGCTCGAATCAATTTCTTCTTATACACGATCCCCCCGGGACCTCTTGGTAACCAGTACCGGAAACGGGCAGAAGCCCATACCCGATCAGTTACAAAAGAGGTATCCCTACAAGTGGTGGGCTTGAGATAGAATCTATCTACAAAAGAGGGGTTCATCCGGGCTTGTTGCCCACGATTAGTAACCTCTACCACCACCGGGTCAGTCATGCTATCGACGAGGGTTACTCGTCGACGCACGGGCTTTCCGTCGTCACGTAAGAGCTGAGCGATTCTCTTTTCCAGATTCTGTTGGGTCTGGATGAGATTCTTAATATCGTTCAGCAGCGGGCGCCACCCAAACTGGAGATTAAGCCAGTCTGAGGCGGCATCACGGCTAAGAATCCGTTCTGCCCGCCTGCGCACCATTCCTGGCAGATCCTTCAACTCATATATTGAGTTGACGGCTGAAAAGTCTGGTGACGTGGGTTTCATCTTACGGTAGGCTTCGGCTGACCACGCAGCTGGGGAATTAACAACCCCCAGCCCCGCGGGTGTGCCAGGAACAGCAGTCACTAAGCCACTATAAGTGGTTCGCGTCTGCAGCCCTGAGCTTCCACGTACAAAGATCTTAGTTGGTGGACGATAACTTCTGTCTTGTTTAAGCCAGAAGGAACCGCCTACGTCCTTTGATCCGAGTTTGTGGGGCCAGCCTGGTCTCGAGCCTGCACCTTCGATCAAATCATCATTAACCGTCCGGGTGGGACCTGACCTGGTCTCCAATCCGGGCGTGTAGCCATAGGTATAAGTGCCTAATACGCTACTGTCGTTAATGATTCTCTTCGGCATGCAGTGACGACTCCTTTATATGGAGTGTTCCGTAGAACGTGGGGAGGCC